CGTGCCTTGGGTAAACCAACACTATTACAGGAAGAACAAGACAAATGAATACAATGGCAGATGGTTCAATACGTAGAACATTCTCAGAAGCAAGACAGTTCTATGTTAGTGAAAGACTTGCAATGCTATCAAAAGAACGTATCATCCTATTAGGAGAGGAGAGTGCTATCGCTGTGAAACGTAGAGAGATCGAACGAGAGATCACACAAATCCATGTAGAAGAGCTGTAACAAACATATGAAGCCATTAATATTAGGCATCAATCCATCACCAGTTGCATTTAGAAGAAATCATTCATTACATAGACTGAGAGAGTGGATGACCTTTCTAGGATACGAAACATACTGCTTCTCCAATGTAATACCATATGAAGGTAAGTATACACAAAGAGATGTAGACCTTGATTTTGTAAGAGAGAGTACAAGAGGACATGACATCATCATTGCACTAGGTGGATTCGTATCAAAGACACTACAGAGAGCTGGTATAGACCATATATCACTACCACATCCATCACCACTGAATAGAAAACTCAATGATAAACAGTATGAGAGAGCTGTATTAGAGGATATGCGGAACTATATCCCATAGTATCCCATGATATCCCATAATATACTGATTCATTAAAAAGGTTAAAATAAACATACAACAGTTGTGATTAAAGTTTGCAGAGTCTCAGCTATATTTCTCCACATACTCGAATAATATCAGAGATCGCTTAGATTCCCCCATGAATATCGATGAAATAGCCATAAAGGGTCTTGACAATACTCCTAAACCTCTATATACTCAACTATGTTGAGGGTGCATGATAATACTATAGAGTATAACAGTGTGACATATATGATACACATTGAGATATATTCAGATAAATGCAGTATTATGTACGATTGTTGTTGACAAACATCATTGCTTGTGGTACTATAAAGATAATGAAGAGAGACTTCTGGAGATGGATTCGCCATCTAGGTCACAAGACACTGCTAGTCTCTCAGGAGAATTAATCAATGAGTAAAGTTAGTTTAGTTGCAGACGGTTGGAAGAACAAAGACACGAAGGTTCTTCTATGGGCTGTTGGTGGTGAGGGTGGTTACTCTTATGAACTAGAGGAAGGATGCCGCACCTCTTTGATGAACTGCTCATATGAGTATGCCATAGAGAAGGTTAAACGCCTGTGTGCCACTACTGGTGCTGTGTGTGTATACTAATGACACTTGATGAACGCATTGAGGCAGCTATTGCTGAGAATGATTGCCCCCACACTACGGATGCAGACATTCGTTATTATATGATTGAAGATCATAAGGCTATGCTAAGACGTACAAGGCCTGACTACTGGTCTAATACTTCTTTAGAGTGGGAAGACTTCTCAGAGACAGTCATAACAAGTCAATCATTTAAGTAAGAAAGGACTTGACAAACAGTATTAGTTCTGTTATGATGAGTTATATAATGAGACATTAAGGTTGGTTGGCTCACAGTAAAGTTCCAGTGAATGGTGTGAGGGTTCGTGTTGTCTGTTATATATGTAGAGGTGCCATTAAAACTGGCAAGCCAATTGTAATCTATACAGGATGTTAGGTTCCTTTCAACTATTTTTATCTCAAAGGGGGTATCGAAAACTGAGCAAGTCTCGATTGCACTACCCTATAAGTAACTAGTGGATATAATTTTATATCCTCACCTATTATCCCAACCCCCAAGGAGAACCCGATATGAATGAGCATCAGTCCACAGCAGACATGGTTACTATTACTATATTGCAGAAAGAGCTTACTGTTCCTACTATTACTCTCACATATCGGGATGAGATAATCAATAGAATATCTGTCCTAGAAGGGCCACCCCCTAAAACTGAGCAAAGTACCTTGACTTAACTGGGTACTTCTGTTATACTGTATAAAATTGGAGATACATTAAATATGAGTGATTTTTTAAGAGACATTATCAAGACTGTTGGTAATGAATACGCATCTATTGTGGATGATGGTGTGGAGGCTGGTGATGTTAATACTTTTATTGACACAGGCTCTTATATACTGAATGGGTTGTTGAGTGGTTCCGTGAATGGTGGATTGCCTGCAAATAAGATTACAGCCCTCGCAGGTGAAAGTGCAACAGGTAAGACATACTTTCTTATGGGAATTGTAAAGAACTTTCTTGATAGTGACCCAAATGCTGGTGTCATATACTTTGAGAGTGAAAGTGCGATTACTAAGCAGATGGTGGTTGAACGTGGTATTGACACGAAGCGTATGGTGATCTTTCCTGTGACAACTGTACAGGAGTTTCGCACACAAGCTCTGAAGGTACTTGATCAGTATCTCGCACAGAACGAATCGGAGCGAAAGCCTCTGTTTCTCTGTCTGGACTCGTTGGGTATGCTGAGTACTACCAAGGAAGTAGAGGATACTTCTGATGGTAAGGAGACTCGTGATATGACTAGAGCTCAGGTTCTCAAAGCAGCGTTTCGAGTTCTGACGTTAAAGCTTGGGCGAGCGAATGTTCCAATGGTAGTAACGAACCATACCTATGAAAGTATGGGACTGTTCTCCACCAAGGAAATGGGTGGTGGTAGTGGTCTGAAATACGCGGCGAGTTCGATTGTCTATCTAAGTAAGAAGAAAGAGAAGGATGGTACTGAGGTTATCGGTAATATCATTCACTGTAAGAATCATAAGAGTAGGTTAACCAAAGAGAATAAGATGGTTGATGTGCGTCTGACTTATGATAAGGGTCTTGATCGTTACTATGGACTGTTGGAACTAGCTGAGAAGTATGAAATCTTCAAGAAAGTATCCACTCGTTTTGAAATGCCTGATGGAACAAAGCAGTTTGGTAAAGAGATACTTAACAATCCGCATAAATACTTCACAGAGGATATTATGCACAAGTTAGACTTGGCGTGTGATACAGAGTTCAAGTATGGCTCAAAAGAAATTGAAGAGATTACTCTAGAGAATGAAGTAATCGAAACTATTGAAGAGAAACAGGAGTAGTTATGGAAAATAGTAAAAAGAGTGGTATTGCAAAGTTAAAAAAACTTGGCCTTACAGATGAAGAAATAAATGCAATGCTTGGTATTGAAGAGATACCACCAGAAGAAGAATTGGCACGAGCAGAAGAGCAAAGTGAACTACAAACAAAAGCTTGGAAGCAGGACTTTCTAATTGAGCAGTTAAAACACTATAACTTAGATCATAAAACAAATTATAAGTTAGAAGAATGGGTAGTTGGTATTCAAGATGAAACCATAGCAGTACACTTTGATTGGAAAGAACTTGCAGGAATTCGTCCATACCCATTAAATGATGCAACATCACCAGAGTTTAAAGCAGCTGCTGCAAAAGAAAAAATAAGAGCTGATATTCTAAAGAAAGAGTATGAAGAAAAAAAGAAAGAGCATGAAGAAAAAAGGAAAGAATTTGACGAGTGGAAAGCATTACAGGAGAAAAAGGAAGCTTAATTATGGAAGATAATAAAACTCAAAAAGAAAAAATTATTAAGAAAGTAGAAAAAGGCGAAGGTAAGTTTGGTGACGGAACTGTTGTGAAAACAACTGAAGATGGTTCTACTATCGAAAGAGTGGATCAAGCATGGCAACAGAAGCAGGGTAGTAAAATATCTTCTGAAGGTTTCTTTAAAGATGGTTATAGTACCCTAACAATGCCAAAAGATATTGATACCAACACACCAGAAGGAAATAGAAAAGCTGGTAAATTTGTGGACGAAGTTCGTACAGCTTTAAGGCGAGGTAAGAAACTAGAATACGAAAGCAATCAAGCATCAAAGAGAACTGGTATTGCTCATAAACCAAATGGGAAAGACTACAAAGATAGTTGGGATAGAATCTTTGGTAAGAGAGATTGAGTAGACGGAAGATAATAAGCTAAATTAGTTGTTGACAAACTATATTTTTTGTGTTATATTAATAATACGATGAATGATGAAACTTGATAAGGAAATAAATATTATGAAACTAGCAATCGGTACGACTGTATCATACATGAATGATCTTGGTGACAAGTACACAGGAGAGATATCAGAAGTTATTTCTGACTCCTATGATGACGTTAAGCTAGAAGATGGTTCTGTTATATATTGGTCTAAAAAGATTAAGAAGTACGTTCCTGTACGTGATAAACACAAAGATTCTATCTTTTTTGAGATAAAAACTCCTCTTGGTGTTGAATATGTAACTGAAAATGAGTTGTTCTAATATTATATTGTCTAAATATAATTTATCATGACAACAAAATATAGAGTAGTTAGTAAATCAGTAATAGCTGATGGTTTGGAATACGATGAAGCTTTCACTATAGTGGAGCATCTACGTGTTTCAAATCCAGCTCATATTGATGTATATCATATTGAGAAATGTGATGATCCTGAGAAGAATAGACTAGGACGCGATCCAGACCTACATTAATCCTTATAAATAATCATATAGATATATGTGAGGATTGGAATGGCAGAACAAAGTAATTTTATGGGGCTAGACGGTTTCGTTTGGTTTGTGGGTGTAGTAGAAGATCGTAATGATCCTGATGCATTAGGAAGAGTAAGAGTCCGTTGCATTGGTTTTCATACAGAAGATATTTCTGCACTACCTACAACCGATTTACCGTGGGCTCATGTTATGCATCCTGTTACAGACCCATCCATGCATGGTATGGGCAACACTCCATCTTGGCTTGTAGAGGGTTCTTATGTTATAGGATTCTTTAGAGATGCTGGAGATAAACAACAACCCATCATCATAGGTTCTTTGCCAGGCAATCCAGAGTCTGCTGCTGATCCCAGATCAGGATTTAATGATCCCAGAGGAATAAACGCTATACAGACACAGTATAAAGGTAATCCTGTTTATGGGCCTTATCCTGTAGATGGTGAAGACTATACTATGGCATCAGGCCATGAAGTGGGTGAACCAGATACTAGTAGACTTGCTCAAGGTGAAAATTCTGAAAATCATAATGCATTAATTGATCGTAGGGCAATGAGACTTAGCGGTGATCCATCTAATTTAATTGGTACTCGTGGTACTGGCGTTCCT